CGTGGAACCCGCGCCGCAAGAAAGACCCGGTGGACCAGATGCTGCGCGGCAATGATGCTGACGAAAAGGGTTGGAACCTGCCAACCGGCGCGGTCGTGGTCAAGGCCAATTGGTCGGATAACCCGTGGCTGCCGGCAGAACTCGAGCAAGAGCGCAAGGACTGCCTGAGGGACACGCCAGACCAGTACGACCATACATGGGAAGGCGGATACGCAACGGTGCTGGCCGGCGCCTACTATGCCAAGCATCTGGCCGTGGCAAAGGCACAAGGCAGGATAGGGCGGGTTGCCGCCGATCCGCTCATGACCGTCCGCTTGTTCTGCGACATCGGTGGCACGGGCAAGAAGTCGGACGCATTCACCATCTGGGCCTGTCAGTTCGTTGGGCGCGAGATACGGGTCCTGAATTACTACGAGGCTGTAGGGCAGCCTCTGGGTCATCATCTGCACTGGATGCGGGAGAATGGCTACACCAAGGGTGCAGCGGCTATCTGGTTGCCGCATGACGGCGACAACAACGACCGGGTGTTTGACGTTTCCTACCGCAGTGCATTCGAGCAGGCTGGATACGATGTCACGGTCGTGCCTAACCAGGGCACAGGTGCTGCGAAGATGCGCATTGAGGCCGCAAGGCGTCGCTTCCCTGCGATCTGGTTCAACGAAGACACGACGGTAGCCGGCCGCGAGGCATTGGGCTTTTACCATGAGAAATTCGACGAAGAGCGCAACATTGGGCTCGGACCCGAGCACGATTGGTCGAGCCACGGCGCCGACGCGTTCGGCTTGATGTGCGTCGCCTACGAGGAGCCGGTTGAAATGAAGCAAGACATGCAGCCGAGCTACAGTTGGGTGGCCTGATGGCTGAGCGTCCAAGCGAAACGGAAATCAAGGCGCTCGTCGCCGAGGAAATCCGTTCCGCCATCAACTACGACGAGACCGAGCTTTCGGCCAAGCGCGCCAAGGCCATGGAGTATTACCGCGGCGAGATGCGGGATACGCCGGCCATGGAGGGCCGCTCGTCCGTGGTGTCCCGCGATGTGGCTGACGCCATCGGCTGGATGCTGCCGGGTGTCATACGCGTGTTCACGGCATCCGACCGTATGGCCCTCTATGAGCCTGTGCAGCCGGGAGACGAAGCTGGCGCACAGCAGGCCACGGACTATGTCGAATACCTGTTCTGGAAGGAGAACCCAGGCTATCGCATCATGTGGGATGCGACGCATGATAGCCTATTGCTGGCGAACGGCATTGTAAAACACTGGTGGGACGCTTCCGAGGAGTGCGAATACTCGGAGCACACTGGCATGACGGCCGAGCAGATAGCGCTGCTGCAGATGGAGCAGGGCGTCGAGATCACGGCGCAGAAGGAAGGCGAGCCGCAGCGGGTTATGGACCCGCAGTCGGGTCAGCCGGTCGATCTCCCCACCTTTGACATCAAGGTCAAGCGCGTCACACGCAATGGACGCCTTCGCATCGAGTGCATCGAGCCCGAGAACTTCCTGCTGAACCGTGAGGCACGGTGCATCGGCACGGATGACCCTCGTTTCAGGTTCTGCGCTCACCGCGACATGAAGAGCCGGTCGGATCTGATCGAGATGGGCTTTGACAAGCAGGTCATCAACAACCTGCCGGCCTATCGCGAGCAGCCGTTCAGCGAAGAAACGCTAGCCCGCGAGGAAGACGAGGTTGTCGGCGGCTTCTATGACGTGGGCGATCATTCCACCACGCTCATCGAAGTGTTCGAGTGCTTCATGAAGCTCGACACGGACGGCGACGGTGTGTCCGAACTGGCGCGCATCTACTATGCCGGCAGCGAGGGGCAGGGCGAACTGCTGGATTGGGAAGTCTGGGACGATGATGTCCCGTTCACTGACATTCCCTGCGAGCCCGTGCCGCATCGCTGGGATGCTCGTTCGATGGCGGACGAGACGACGGACATCCAGCGCATCAAGACGGTGCTGAGCCGCCAGATGCTCGACAATCTCTATGCATCGAACATCCCCATGATAGAGGCGGAGGCCGGGACTGTCGTCAACCCTGAGATGCTGCTTTCCCCGAAGTTCGGCGGCATCATTTGGAGGCAGAAAGGCAGCGTTGCTACCGCGCCTCTGAAGCCCATGACGGTCCCGTTTGTTGGCGACAAGGTGATGGGCGCCCTCGAATACTTCGACGCGGTCACGACCAAGCGCACCGGCATATCGCGGGCAACGGCGGCTCTCGATGCCGAGACTCTGCAGAACCAGTCCGCAACGGCTGCCCGTGACCAGCAGGACGCCTCCTACAGCCAGACCGAGCTGGTGGCGCGCAACATGGCCGAACTCGGCTGGAAGCGCGTCTTCAAGCAGATACTGCGCCTAATCGTGAAGCATCAGGACCGGCCGAAGACGATCCGCCTCCGGGATGAGTGGGTTGAGATGGACCCGCGCTACTGGAACGCGAACATGGATGTCACGATCAACGTGGGCCTTGGCACCGGCTCGCGCGAACGTGATTTGCAAATGTTGGGGATTGTCGCGGCGAACCAGAAGGAAATCATCGGCATGATGGGGCCGACCAACCCCGTCGTGAAGCCTGGCCAGTTTGTCGGGACGATGCACAAGATTGTCGAGGCTGCAGGCCTCAAGAGCCCCGATCAATACTTTTCCAAGCCCACGCCGGAAGAAATGCAGGCCTACCAGCAGGAGCAGGCGAGCAAGCCCGACCCCGAGATGGAAAAGGCCAAGATGAAGATTGAGGCCGACACGGCCAAGGCGCAATCCGACGCCCAACTGGACGCGATGAAATCGCAGCAGGATCTCGTTCTCCAGCGCGAGAAAATGATGCTGGAGGCCGAGTTGAAGCGCGAGCAGATCGCGGCCGAGATGCAACTGAAGCAAGAGCAGTTGGCCGCGGAACTCGAACTCAAGCGCCAGCTCGCGATGGTGGAAATGCAAATCAAGCGGGATGTTGGATACTATTCCGCCGATGCGAAAGCTGCGGCTAGCAGCAAAACATCAGGGGTGCACGTTGGTGGCGAGCCAGGCTGATTTGCGTCAATAGCCTGAATCTGCTATAAAAATCGGGCCGAAAACGGTGTTTGCACCACCGCTCGGCCCTAACCAAAGCCCGAACATTGGAGGTTCGAGATGGCTACTCCCCGTATATGCTCGATCGAAGGGTGCGGCAAGCCGGTGCAGGGGCGCGGGTGGTGCAGTTTGCACTATCAGCGGTGGAGGTTTCACGGCGACCCATTGCGGTGCAGGCATACACCGAAAGGTGACTTGGAACGCTATTATCGTGATGTTGTGCTAACGCACGACGGCGATGAATGCCTAGTCTGGCCCTACGGCACGCAGCCGAACGGCTACGCAGTATGGGACAAACAATGCGTGTCGCGGATGGTGTGCGAGGAAGAGAACGGCCCGCCGCCAACGCCAGAGCATGATGCGGCGCATTCTTGCGGGAATAGGCCGTGCGTTGCACGTCATCACCTATCCTGGAAGACACGCCCCGAAAACATGGAAGATTGCCGGAAGCATGGCACCTTGGCTCAAGGTGAGCGCAACGGGCAATCAAAACTCACCGAGGCGCAGGTAAGAGAGATCAGATCGCTCCGAGGAAAGTTCTCGCATAGCGAGATTGCTGCGCAGTTCGGTATCAGCCAAGCCAACGTGAGCATGATCCAAGCCGGCAAATCGTGGGCTTGGCTATAAGGAGACACCATGCCGAGACATTGGAACGCGAACGGGACTGCCTGGGTCTATGCGGCGCCGACAGGCGGCATTGACGGCAGCACGACTGCGGTCACGATCAAGGCAGCGGCCGGCACCGGCCAGCGCAACTACATCACGGACCTGCAGATCTCCCACGCCACGCTTGCCAATGCGACCGAGCTTGCCGTCCGCGACGGGGCAGGGGGCGCCGTTCTGTGGCGCATGACGCTGGGCACCACGGCTGTCGAATGCCTGCCCATCCAGTTCGCAACGCCTCTTGTCGGCTCGTACAACACGCTGCTTGAGGTGGTTACGCTTACCTCGGCGGCGGGTGACGTGCTGATCAACGCTCAGGGCTTCTCGGCAACATGATAGCGGTCCCAGGCGGCGGTTTCTTGCTGACTTATTCGTTTGGTCACCAGCCGGGGGGATGGGGCTATTACGTTCGTGACCCGCAACGGGTTGTCTATGTTGAACGTGAGGCGCGTGCGCCGTATCGCCCTAGCTTCGATCGGTCGAACAGCGATTTGGACATGGCCGGCGCGTTTCTCCTGGGCTCGGTTCTATGACTGGCGAACAGCTTTCGCAGGAGGCGGCCCGTATCCTGGCCGATCCTGTCATCATGTCGGCATTCCAGCAGGTCAGGCAGGATGCG